GATCTGCCAGACGGAGACGGCGCAGCTGGAGACCCTGGCGGCCGCCATCCACGCCGTGAAGGAAAACTTCTACTTCCAGACCATGAATCTGGAGGGGGTGGAGATGTGGGAGGATGTGCTGCGCATCATCCCCAATCCCAGCACGGAGGACCTGGACTTCCGGCGGGCCAGGGTGCTCAACCGCATCACCACCAAGCCGCCCTTCACCCTGGGCTTCCTCTACCAGAAGCTGGACGAGCTCATCGGCCCGGGGGAGTGGTCCGTCACGGTGGACTACGCCAACTACACCCTGTACATCGAGAGCGCCGCCCAGAACTTCAATTACTCCACCGAGGTGGCCTTCACCGTCAACCGCATCAAGCCCGCCCACATCGTCTTTGTGTCCTCGCCCCTCATCAAGAGCGGCCTGCTGCTCAGCGAGACGATTTCCCACGGGCTGCGGACCTACAACTACCACATGGCGAGCTGGCAGCTGGGGCTGCTGCCCTTCGCCACCGACACCGACCTGGGGGTGATCAAAACGCCTGAGACACCGAGCATCCAAGAGGCCCTGCTGAACGGAACGGCGGGCTTTGTCATGGGGGACATCGCGTCCGCCCGCATCAACGGAACCACGGCCATTTCGGCCATATCCAAGAGCCAGGAGGGGAGCGCGGTCACCATCACCTACACCGTCACTGAGGCTATGGCCTCCAGCGTGACCCAGGTGGAGCTGCTGGACAGCGAGGGAAACGCGCTGACCAGCTCCACGGTGTACATCCCGGTGAGCGGGGCCGTCCTGATGAAGCATACCATACCTGTCGCGGAAGGAGTGAAACCAGATGGCGACTAAACCGATCCCGGCACCGCTGCTGGCGGACCTGCCGGAGGACTGGACCGTAGGCCAGACTGTGGCCCCCACCGGGGAGGAAGTGGGCCTGAGCCAGCAGCACGGGTACAACTACCTGATGGAGAAGGTCAACGAGGCCATCCAGGCCATCAACGATCTGAACGAAGGTTTTGAGGACATCCCCGGCGGCTTCGTCGAAATGGAACAGAGCCTGCCAGTTGGGGACCGGGTGGAGAACACCCTCTACGGCCTGATCCTGGTCGATTTCTCCGGTTGATTGGTAGCGTGGTAGCGCGCTACCAAAAGGCTACCAGAGGGCGGGAGGCGCTGCTTTGGGATAAGAAGCGATCCGATTATATCTCCCCCACACATAGCGGGTACTCATAGGCAAAACCTCCTTTTGAAAGGGTGATGAAACATGTCAACTAGGTACGTTTGGAATAGGTATACCATAAGAAATACTGTGCAATATGAAGAGACCAAAATTGGTGAAATAGATGTCGGGCAAGAAGAAATTCTTTATACAATCTCCGGAGAACCTGCCGCTTCGTTTGATCCTCTGTACTATGCCCTGGTAGATTCTTGGGAAGATTATGTCGAAAACCCCATTACTTTCCCTTATACGGTGGAAAACGGGCAAGCCATAACGATACCCACGCGCAGGTATTTGGTCTTTTCGCCAAGCAAATCAGCGCAAACGGTACAGGATGGGGCAATCATCTATTACAATCCTACATCGCCTATATCTGCTAATGTCATATGCACAAATAGCGGTGGAAGCTGGTCGATAGCAAAGAAAGATACAGGAGCTTTTGCCGGAGATGTTATCCAATATCGAGCAAAAATAACGGAACAGCAGGAGAAGGGCTTTCTTATCGGCCCAGTCTCAGGCACCTCTCAATCCTCTTACCCCAGTGACGGCGTGCAAGGTTCGTACTGGTATAACTACCAGGGCAGCGACAACATCGACCCCTCCGCCTGCTCCATTCCGTCCACCATCAATGGCGGCACAGCTATCAACATCACCGTGACCCCTGGCACGGGGAAGGTCTACGGCGGCACAGTCAGTTACATCTACCAGGTGAGCCTTGCGGGGGGCGCATGGACCACCATTGCCACCACCACCGCCACCAGCAGAAGCTATACCGTCCCCTATGGCACGGCCTCCATCCAGGTGCGGGTGCAGGCGAAGGACAACCTGGGATTCACTTCGACGACCTACGTTACCAGCTCCAGCGTGACCGTCATCAACAACCAGCCGCCCACGGCACCCGGGAGCATCGACGTGACTAATGTGGTGGCGGGGCAGCAGGCCACCATCACCCTGACGGCGGCCACCGACCCCGACGGCACCATCGCAAGCTACATATACGAGCGCAGTGTAGACGGGAGCGCCTGGACGCAGATCGCCAACGTCAACAGCCTGACGCAGACGGACACCATCAGCGCAGACTGGGGCACCGTGGCGTACCGGGCCAAGGCCGTGGATGACGACGGGGCGAGCGGCCCTTATGTGACCAGCAGCACAACTGTGGTTAACAGTGGATGGGTTATCATCTCCGGACCGGCGGCGGATATGGGGAGCCAGCCGAAGCCCTTTACCTTTGCCATCACCCCGTCCATCTCCGGCACCACCACCAGCGACCAGATCACGGTAGACGTGACCCTGGACGGCAACGGCATTTATAACGAGGCGGTTGCCCCCGGTACAGAGATCGAGCTGGAGATCGACACCCGGCTGATGCGGACCGGAGACCACGCCATCTCTGTAAGTGCCACGTGCGCCAGTTTTCAACCAGCGGCCAATGAGTACAGCTTCTCCGTTCCGGTTATCACCATTCCGGACGGCGGGCGCATGGACCAGCTCGAGGGACCGGACGGGGAGGTCATTTTCCCCATTACTCTGGCCCGGGCTGTGGCAGGTCTGGAGAACTACAGCGTAGAGAGCAAGGTGCATCCCGGGGCGTATACCGGCAGCGGGACCTACGGCAGCGGAAATCCAAACTCCCTGACCTTGGAATTTGAGCCGAAGATGGTCATTGTGCAGGGCACCGGCGGGCGGATGGCGGTGATGATCAAGCCAAGCGGTGTTGGCATCTCCATCGGGGCCAGCGACAGCACCACTCTGAATGTGACCTGGGACGGCGAGAGTGTTAGCTGGTACAACGCTGTCAATGCCGCCAACCAAATGAACACAAACAACGAGACTTACAGCTATACGGCGTTCGGTTAAGGAGGAAATGGACATGCTGATCATCACCAAGACACCCGCATCCAACGGCGCATACCCGGCCCTCCAGGACTGGTCCGGCCTGGTGCCGCCGGAGGGCTATTACAAGTGGCCGGACACCCTGGACGCGGCGGATTTTTACCAGTACAACGGCTTCGTGACCCTCACCGTAGTCCGGGGCATCGTGCAGAGCTACCAGCCCAACACCGAGGCGTGGGAGGCGTGGAAGGAGAGCCTGCCGCCGGAGCCGGAACCGGTCGTGAGCGATACAGACGTGCTAAATACTCTGCTGGGGGTGACGGAATGAACCGACTGCAAGCGGCGGAACAGCTGAGAAAGGCGCTTCAAATTTTCGCGGCAACCTTGACGGATGAACAGGCGATGGCGGTAGCCACGGTGTATCCCGCATGGACGGTGAACACGGCTTATGCTGTGGGGGACATCATCAGCTACGGTACCAACGGCGTAGGCGACCCACAGTTATACAAGGTCGTACAGGCGCACACCTCCCAGGCCCAGTGGACACCGGACGCGGTGCCGAGCCTGTATGACGCATTTGGTTTGGACGAAAGCGGGTATCCCCTGTGGGTGCAGCCTACCGGGGCACACGACGCATACAGTGCGGGGGATATCGTCAATTACAACGGGACGCTGTACCAGTCCACCATCAACGGCAATGTGTGGTCCCCGGACGTGTACCCGGCGGGCTGGACGGTGTATGAGGCGGCCACGGAGCCAGAGAAGCCCGAGCCTGAACCGGAGCCTGAACCAGAACCGGAGCCCGAACCGGAGGAGCCCACCACCTATCCGGAGTGGGTGCAGCCTACGGGAGCGCATGACGCTTACAACACCGGCGACATCGTGAACTACAACGGGACGCTGTACAAGTCCGTCATCGACGGAAACGTGTGGGCACCTGACGCCTATCCGCAGGGCTGGGAGGTGTACGATGGCTGACGAGAAGTGTGTGAGAGATCCCCGGCATGACTGCTGTGGCCTGGAATTAAGACTTTATTATCCCATCCTCCACCTCCGGGAGTCAGAAGAAATTCAAAATCACGGTGGGATAATGCGGGTACCATCACGGCCACGGAGGTGACGACCACATGATACAGTTTAAAAACTGGACAATCTCCGCACTCTGCGGCGAGGTGATCGCCCGGCAGTACGACAATCTGTCCCGGACCCTGACGGTGATGGGAGACCTCCCGGCTGGCTGGGATTGGGCGATGTTGGTCGAGTGCCGGGGAAACCTTAACATTATTACCCTGTCCCCTGTGGAGGGCGGCGTGGGCGCAACACTGACAGATGATATGCTTGCGCTGTCCGGTTACTACACTATGCAGCTTAGAGGGACACAGGGGGATGTTGTCCGACATACCAACCAGATTCAGGTGTTTATCCCGGACTCTCTGTCCGGGGATGCTCAGTGGCCGGAGGTCCCCAGCGAGTTTACCGAGATCGAGCAGACCATTATTGCCATCAACAACAACCCGCCCAAGCCCGGGGTAAATGGATACTGGCTGATCTACAACCCTGAGACTGGGGAATACGAGGAGTCGGACATTCCTCTCCCTGAGGGAGGAGGCTTCCCGTATCGGCTCGGCAATGGCCTGAAAGTCACCGGCGGGGATACTTTGGAAGTTGATACGGCTACTGACGTAGAGCAGGACAACACCCTGCCGATTACCTCCGCCGCCGTCTATACCACCGTGGGGAACATTGAAATTCTCTTGGGGACAATCTGAAAGGAGAGACACAATGAGTATTGCTACCGAAATTACCCGGATTCAGACGGCCCGAAACACAATCCGAAATAAGCTGATCGACTTCGGGCTGGTGGAATCCACCGCAAACCTGGACGCCTGCGCAACGGCCATTGATGGGATTGTCAATCAGGGGGCCGTTTCCGCTACCGTGCAGGAGGGCGACACCTACACCATCCCGAAGGGGTATCACAATGGATCTGGTACAGTTTCCGGCGTAGCTGGAGGAGGAAGCTATAACCTCCAGAGCAAGAGCGTCACGCCCACCAAACAGCAGCAGAGCATTACACCGGACAGCGGGTATTATGGCCTGTCTGATGTGACAGTTGGCGCTATCCCGCAGGCTTATCAGGATGTGTCAAGCGTAACCGCCGTTGCTGGGGACGTGCTGGCCGGGAAGATCTTTGTTACTTCCTCCGGGGCTGTTACCACTGGTACGATGGCCAATAATGGGGCGGTGTCCAAGGTTCTCACCGCCGCTGATCCGTCCTACACGGTCCCGAAGGGCTATCATTCCGGGGCTGGTACAGTATCCATCGACCCGGAGACCAAAACCGTCACGCCCACTACCTCCCAGCAGACGGTAAGCCCCACCTCCGGAAAAGTGCTGTCCTCTGTGACGGTCAATGCTATCCCGGCGCAGTATGTTGACACCTCCGACGCTACGGCGACTGCGGCGCAGATTCTGGATGGTTCTACGGCTTATGTGGACGGCGAACTGGTGGAGGGCGCCATGCCCAACAACGGGGCTACGAGCCTGGAACTGGACGGGATGCAGACCACCACCGTATCCGTCCCGGCTGGCTATACCTCCGGCGGCTCTGTGACCCTGACAAACAGCATTGAGACGGCCCTGGCGGCAATTTAAGGAGGTGCAGTATGAGCATCCAGAGCGAGATTGACCGCCTGACGGCCGCCAAGGCCAGCATTGCGGCGTCTCTCCAGGCCATGGGGGCGGAGCCCCCGGCGGGCAGCACCCTGGACCAGTACGCCGCCCAGCTGGAGGCCATCGCCGCAGCGGCCCCCTGGCTCCCCCTGGCGGGCGGAACCATGACCGGCAACATCCAGATGGGCGGCAGCCGCATCACCGGCGTGGGGGAGCCCCAGGCGGACACGGACGCGGCCCGGAAGGGGGATCTGCCCGCCATCTCCCCGGCGTCCGCGACCCTGTACAGCGGGAGCTGGACTCTGAGCGGGGGAAAGTATGCGCAGACGGTCCAGATCTCCGGCGTGACGGCAAGTGCCAGGCTGATTCTTCCCGATCCAGATACGCCAGGTGATGACAAGCAAGCTGATGAAGAGGTACTTCAAGCATGGGGCGCTGGACCGGCAAAAATAGAGCCGTCGGCCGGGAACGGCACGGTGACGTTCTACAGCTGGACTCAGCCGACGATTAACATCCCTATCCAGGTGGTGGTGATCACATGATTCTGCTCAGACGGCGGGCGCTGACAGGCGGGGATATGCCCGGCCCCGGCCCCGGCCCCGGCCCAACACCAGGCGGGAGCGCCGCCGGGGATCTCCTGGTGGGACAGACGGTGGCTATCAAGGAGTCCGGAACTCCGATCCCCTATCTGGTGGTTCACCAGGGCAATCCGGACGCGGGGCTCTATGACGCGAGCTGTGAGGGGACGTGGCTGCTGCGGCAGGATATCCGGATGATTGGTATTTGGAACTCCGACAACAAGAATAAGTTGAATGAATCCGATATTATGGCAGCTATGGCCGGATTTTTAAATGATTACGAAATGAAAATCCAGCAAGCGATTAAGCAGGTGAAAATTCCGTATTATGTCGGCGGCGGTACCATTGACATTAATAGTGGCCCAAATGGATTACAATGTAAAATTTTCCCTTTAAGTTGCTATGAAATCGGTATGAATATAAACGCCTCTCTCGTCGATAGTGCGAAGCTATCCTATTTTGAATCCGGGATTGAAAGCTCTGCCATGCAGAAGCGAATTGCTGAACTGAACGGCTCAAGTAGCGACTGGTTTCTGCGGACGGCTTCGGTTTCGGTTACTCATGCTGTCTATGTTGTATCGGCCAACGGTGCTATTGTCGGTATTAGTGTATCCGCCGTCTCGGGTTACCGTCCCGCCTTTATCCTCCCCTACGATTACCAGTTCGAGGAATCGGAGGTGATCTCATGATCCTGTTCCTGTCCCGGCCGTATAACTCCGGGCCCTCCCCGGATGTATATGACCCTGTATTTGAAAACAACGAGTGGGCCGCTATCATCGAGGCGTGCCAGAACAACGCGGTGCCGGATACGTGGCTGGCGGACGGCTCCTGCAGCAAGGCCATGACGATCGGCGGCACCTCATACACCATCGACGTGATCGGGAAGCAGCACGACCAGTATGCGGACGGGGGCACTGCTCCCCTGACGTTTCAGCTCCGCCAGATTCCGGTGTCGCTGCGGATGAATTCGAGTGCCACGGTATCGGGCGGCTGGGGCGCCAGCACCATGCGGTCAACCGAGCTGCCCCAGCTGAAGAACCAGCTGCCGGCGGACGTCCGAAATGCCATCCGCATGGTCAGCAAGCAGTCAAATGGCATATGGACTCAGGATGATCTATTTCTCCTGTCGTCACCGGAGGTATTTGGAGGTGGCGGAGACAGCGGCGAACAGTATGCGTTTTACCAGGCCGGGAACTCCAAAATCAAGGGATACTGGTATGATCCATCCATTACCGCGCCCTGGTGGCTGCGGGATTATGTCGGGTCCCAATTCCGGGCCGTGGATGATGACGGGACGCTTACCGCACGGAGTCCCACATCTTATACTGGAGCGATCTACGCATTTTGCTTTTGAGGGGGTATATCATGTACTTACAGATTGGCGGAAGCCGGTACAGCGTCAGACGGCGGATTGTATATGAGGACGCGGTTGCCTATCTGTCCGTGACGCCGAAGCCGGTTGAGGTCGCCGGGATGATTCAGCTGTGCCGGGATGACGGGTTTGTCCTGGCCGAGGACGACGCCGGAGCCTATGCCAGGCACACGTATGCGGGCACCAGGCTGACGCTGACCAACGCGGCGGAGGTCAGCCCGCAGCCCAAGCCGACTCCGGAGCCGCAGGCCACCAGGGCGGAGACTCTGGCAGCTGTCTCTTTCGCCCGGATGATGCTGCCGTCCGTGCAGTCATCTATGGGCGCGGACGGCACTATCGCCGTGGCCGCCCTGTACAACGAATGGACGGAGGGTTCCTATAAGGTAGGGGACATCCGTTTGGCCTGGTACGGAGGCACACACCAACCCTGGAAATGCCGCCAGGAGCACGACACCACGACCTACCCGGACATTACACCGGACGGCTCTGCGTGGCGGACGTTCTGGATTCCCTTCCACGGGACGACACCGGAGACGGCGCAGGCGTGGGTTGCCCCAAGCGGCGCTCACGATCAGTACGAGGCGGGAGAGTACATGGTTTATACAGACGGCAATACATATAAGTGCCTGAGCGCAACGGTGTACACTCCCGATGAATACTCTCAGGCATGGGAGGCGGTGTGATGGACTGGACAACGCTTGCTGTGGCCGGAATGTCCCTGCTGGGCACTCTGGCGGGGACCTTCGGGGGCATCCTGGTGTCCAACAAACTAACCACCTACCGGATCGAGCAGCTGGAGAAGAAAGTATCCGCCCACAACAGCCTGGTGGAGCGGACGTACAAGCTGGAAGGGCAGATGACCGAGGTGCAGCACGATATCCGGGACCTCAAGGCAAAGCCATGAGCGGGAAACGTGAGAGACCCGGCCTCCTGGAAAGGATTCGGGCCATCCCCCACCTGTTCGCCAAGATGACGGTGCTCTACTGCGTGGCCTTCGCCTCCGGGGCGAGTATCTGGTCTTTGCGGATCCTGTCCCGGACGGGCCACGACCCCGCCAATCTGCTGGCCATCATCCTGGGGTTCTTCGGCGGGGAGCTGCTGATCATGGGCCTCAAGACCATCACAGAAAAGAGAGGGCAAAAAGATGAATGAAAATATCTTCAAGCGGCTGGCGGCGCTGCTCAGCGTCAAAAGCATTGTGACCATCGTTTTGACAGCGGTGTTCGCCTACCTGTCTATCACCGGCACTATTTCCGGCACGGACTTCCTGACCATCTTTTTGATGGTGGTTTCCTTCTATTTCGGGACCCAGTCCCAGAAGCTCCAGGATACGGTTGGAGGCGGCGATGGCGACAGTCAGTGAGTTATTGGACATTGCCCGGCGGCAGATCGGCGTCAAGGAGTGCCCGCCCAATTCCAACAACGTCCGTTACAACACCTGGTACTACGGCCGGGAGGTCAGCGGAGCGGCGTATCCCTGGTGCATGGTCTTTGTGCAGTGGGTGTTTGACCAGGCCGGCGTGAAACTGCCGGTCCGTACCGCCTCATGCGGGGCCCTCATGCGGGCGGCGAAGGCCGCCGGTCAGTGGGTGACGGGGGACTACAGGCCGGGGGATGTGGTGATCTACGACTTCCCTGGCGGCGCGAAAACCGACCATTGCGGCATTGTGGAGAGCGTGGACGGGACGTACATCTCCGCCATTGAGGGCAATACCAGCTCCGCCAGCGACGCCGACGGCGGGGCCGTGGAGCGGAGGGCACGGAAATTTTCTCAGATCGTAGGAGCCGTGCGGCCAAGCTATGACAAGGAGGTGGAGGAAGTGCGGTACAACACGGTATCAGAGTGTCCGGCCTGGGCACGGGAGACGGTTCAGAAGCTGGTGGACAGGGAATACCTCAACGGCACAGGAGAGGGCCTGGACCTGAGCGCCGACATGGTGCGGCTGCTGGTGATCCTGGATAGGGCCGGAGCGTTTAAATGATAAGAGCTGCCCCATATTTGGGGCAGTTTTTTTGCAAAAAATTTGATCTTCCCTATGTATTTACTGTAACACAACAAGAGTGAAAAGGCAAGAAAAAAATTACCCCGCAACGTAAAAAATGTATTGACAATTTACGCTACAGGGTATATTATTATCACAGAGTTACCCCACAGGGTAAAAGGAGGTGAGCGGATTGATTCGCTTGAAGCAAGCACTTGACGCAAGAGGCATCACACAAAAGTCCTGCGCCGAATTACTTGGGATTACCGAAAAGACACTTTATAACAAAATGGTTGGAGCCTCGGAATTTACGTATAACGAAGTAAAGCGGTTGCGAGCTTTTCTTCCGGAATACAACATTGATTATCTTTTGGCAGAAGACCAGGGGGCGTGAAGGAGGTGAGACCATGGAACTGACCATCAAAGGCGACCAAAGAGTGTAGTTTCCCAGACCCTCCAGGAGGGAATGTACGAGCTAGGAAAAGAGCTGACAGTCATTGTACAGGGGCAGCAGTAAAAATCCCCCGCCAGGGTAGGAGCCTGACGAGGGAGAACAAAAGAAACTGCTCTGCCTTGAGTATACCACAGGGCAGAGGGAAAGGCAAGAAAAATGACAACACGAATGGAACAACGGCGTATGGAGCGCATGAGGGCAAAGATAATCTCATCGATATTCGTTTTGATGGCCTTACTGATCGCGTTTATGCTTGGATACTACTTCGGCGGAACGGCAGAGGCCGCAGAGGAACCGGAGCCTGTACAGTACATACCGGATGAACCAAAAGTAGTTACTCTGCCGGAGATAGACGAGCCGGAGGAACCAGAACCGCCGACGCTGACCAGCATAGGGGAATTTACCGTCACCGCATACTGCGCCTGTGAGAAGTGCTGCGGCAAGGACCCGAGCCACCCCGCCTACGGCATCACTGCCAGCGGCACAGAGGCCACGCAGGGCCGCACGATCGCCACGGACCCCAGCGTGATACCCACGGGTTCGGTGGTGTACTTCGACGGCATAGACGGGCTTACAGGCGGCTATATCGCAGAGGACACCGGGGCGGCAATCAAGGGCAACAAGATCGACCTGTACTTTGACAGCCACCAGGACGCTCTTGAGTGGGGCGTGCAGAGCAGAGAGGTGTTTGTCATTGAGTAAGTGCCGTCAGTGCATCTATCGAGCGCCGCTGGGCGCTTGCTACACTTGCGATTATGTTGCGCTGACGGGCCAGACAAGAGGAGGAAAGGCGGAGGACTGTACAGAGTTTGTCAAGGGGCCACGGCTGAAAGAGCCAAAGAAAGCGACATCGAGATTTAACTATTTAGACGCTGGGGAGCGGGACTATCTCAGTTATCTGCGGGATACCGTGTCGAGACAGGGCGCTCCCATCGTCGAGAGGGGAAGGAAAAAGCGATGAAAGCAAGCTACAACGACCCAACCCCTATTGCCTACTGCGCCATGTGCGGCGACCCGATCTACTGGGGCGATCACGTTTTCGAGACGAAGGACGGAGAATTTCTCCACGCTGAGGACACTTATCGAGAGTACCGGGAACGTGGTACCAACGAGGTCCTTCGCCTGACCTGTGCAGAAGCATGGGTGATAGAGACCGGCGGGACGGAGAAGCTGACGAAAGCGGCAGGGCTGGAGGTAAAGAGATGGGAGTAAAGAATGGGGTCACATCGTACATCCACGCCAACGTGACCATCAACTTCCCGGACGGCCACGTTTGCTGTGACTTATGTCCTCTGCTGGAAACTTACGCTCGCAAGCAATGCCGCAGGACCGGAGAGTATCTGCTGGACACCAGGGGAATCGGGTATGAGTGCCCGCTGCAATTTGAGGAGGATAGAGATGGAGTTTAGACCGCTGACAGAAAATGAAATCGAAGTAAAGGTTGGACAGGTCAAAGAAAATGGCATCGTCGCTCTGTTGTATAAGACAGCACGGACAGACATGGACCTGTTGGACGAAACGGTGGGGCCGGAGAATTGGACGAACGATTACCGGGAGATCAAGGGGAATCTATACGCCGGGATTGCTATCCGAGAGGGAGATAGATGGACCTGGAAGTGGGATTGTGGAATTGAATCCAGGGAGGATGACGGCAACGAAAAGAAGGGCGAGGCCAGCGACGCTTTTAAGAGGGCTGGCTTCCGCTGGGGCATTGGACGGGCGCTATACACGTCCCCGTTTATTTGGATCCCAAAAGAGCGCTGCAACATCCGAGAGGGACAAAAGCCGAAATGTTATGACAAATTTTCTGTCGAGAAAATTGTCTACAGCGATGACGGGAAGCGCATTACAGCATTAGCCGTCTGGAATGACACGCAAAAAAAGAGGGCGTTTGTATGGCAGGATACGATTTAATAAATGAAATCAGACAGAAGTCCAAAATGCTGGATGCGGCCATACGAGAGCTTGGGACACGTGGTAGGGCTTACGCCCAGGCAGAACATGATTACCGTGTCGCCCTGGCAGAAAAGACGCTTGTTGAGCGCGACAAGGGCACTCCGGCCACGATATGCTCGGATGTCTGCCGTGGCGACCGGAAAATCGCAAAGCTCCGGTTTGAGCGGGATGTGGCTGAGGTAGTCTATCGGTCCGCGTTGGAGGCTATCAACGCCACTAAGCTGCAAATCAAGATTCTGGACGCGCAAGTCGAAAGGGAGTGGGGCCGTGCATCGAGCAACTAAATCGACAGCGATCCAGCGCGGCGTGAAGGAAACTGTGTTTCTTCGGGATGATTGCAAATGTGTTCTATGCGGAAGCCCGTGGGGCCTTCCCAACGCTCACGTCATTTCCCGTGGGCAAATGGGCATGGGGGTGGAGAAAAACATCGTCACCCTCTGCCATGAATGCCACAGAGCCTATGACCAGGGGCAGAACATAGAGAAATTCGGCAAGGGAACGACCAGAGAGAGCCTACAATGCTACCTGATCGCGTATCTCAAACAATTTTATCCGAACTGGACGAAAGAGGAGGTTACATACAAGAAATGGAACAGCTTTTGATTACTCGGACTGAGGCCGCAAAATGCCTTAACATCAGCGTTGACACATTGGACAAGCTCACATGCGCCGGTAAGATCAGGCGGGTTACGATTGGAAGCCGGGTGTATTTCAGCCCCGAAGAGCTCCAGGCGTTTGTCAAAAAGGAGGGGAAGCTGTGTTAAACCATGTGGCTTTACAGGGGCGACTTACCAGAGACCCGGAGCTGAGGAGCACGGGGAGCGGGATACCAGTTACGTCGTTTTCTCTCGCGGTCAACGGCAAGAAGGATGATACTACCTTCATAGACTGCGTCGCATGGCGCGGAACGGCGGAGGCGATCTGCCAGTATTTGGGCAAGGGCCGGATGATGGTCGTTGAGGGGTCTCTGCAATCTAGAGAGTGGAACGACAAGGAAGGGAACCGGAGAAAGAGCATTGAGGTCAATGTCTCCCAATTTCATTTCTGCGACAAGAAGGAATCCGCCCCTCCGCCCGTCCAGAACAACGAGTTCCAGGAGATCGAGGATGAGGAACCCGGAAACCTTCCTTTTTAGAAAATGCCCCGGTGAAATATCCGGGGATTTTTTATAGATTGGTGTTGACTTAGTTACTAAGTTATGATATAATACAGCATAAGGAGGTGATCCAGTGAGAATCAAGACTTTTCCGATTCAGTTTACCGACGAATACCTTGACGAAATTAGATGCTTGGCAAGGGATAACGGCATGACAATCAAGGATTTTATCCTTTCTGCAATCAACGAAAAGGTGCAGCGGTTGAAAAGGGGTGAGTGAGCGTGATCGTGACCATCATTGACGGGAATTTGCCAGACTTCATTGATAATGAAGTGGACGGATATATTACCGTCAAAGAGCCGGATGTGGGAAAGGCTTTTGGATTGGCCATACAGTTTTTCAAGTACGGAATGACAGTTGTGATTGAGCCGGAAAGGGACGGAAAGTAAGTGTCAGAAAACAAGAAATTCTGGTATATCCAGCTCAATGTAAACTTCTTCGAGGACGAGCGCATTGACTGGCTGTGTGAACAGAAAAACGGCTATGCGTATGTTGTCCTGTACCTTAAATTGTGCCTTAAGACCGCAAACAATAACGGAATTCTTACCCGCCAGATCGGGGACATGATTATCCCGTACAACGTGGACAAGATTGCAGAAATAACACATATTAACGTTGATATTGTTCGTGTAGCGCTTGAACTGTACAAGAAAATCGGACTTGTTTATGAAGCTGACGAAAACCACAACTTTATGAGATTACCTGACGTTCCTTCTATGGTTGGTTACACGACGCAAGCTGCAATCGAAAAAGCAAAGTACAGGGAAAAGAAAAAACTACTTGAAGCAGGACAACTTGAGGACAATTGTCCGGACAATGTCCGACAAGAGTTAAGAGTTAAGAGTTTAGAGTTAAGAGATAATAGTTTAGAGTTAGAGAAAGAGAAAGAGAGTAAGCGCAAGCGCTTCACGCCTCCCTCTGTTGATGAAGTCCGCGAATATTGCGACGAGATCAACGCAACAATTAGCCCTGACGCATTTGTGGACTACTACGCGGCACAAGGTTGGGTATACGGTAAGTCTGGCAAGCAGATGAAGGACTGGAAAGCGGCGGTTAGGAACTGGCAGAGGAGAGAGAAAACAACAACCGGAAATGTATTCCTTGAGATTGCAAGAGAGGAGGGTTTAATTTGACAAGAGACGATGTAATCAAGATCATGTCTGTTCTGCGTGGTGCATATCCGCGCTTTTACCGCGACATAAGCAAACAGGAGGCATACGACACAATTAACCTGTGGTCTGATATGTTTTCCAATGACGACGCTTCTATTGTCGCGGCGGCTGTAAAAAGCCTGATTGATGGTGACGACAAAGGTTTCCCCCCTACTATCGGTCAGGTCAAGGCGAAAATGCGGCTTTTGGCTGGAAGCGATGAATTGACCGAGGCAGAAGCGTGGAACCTTGTGTCAAAGGCTGTCAAGAATAGTCTGTATGGAGCTGTGGAAGAATTTGAAAAGCTTCCTCCTGTTGTTAAGCGGATCGTAGGAAGCCCGTCGCAGTTGCGAGACTGGGCATCTATGGACAGCGACACGCTACATTCCGTTGTTGCGTCGAACTTCCAGAGGAGCTACAAGGTGGTTGCTACCAGGGAGAAAGAAATCGCTGCATTGCCGGACGATGTGAAGAAGCTTATTAACTTTGCGATGAACAAAGAGCCGGAAGCATTGCCGCCTGCATATGAAAGCCATGAGGACACGTTAAAGAGACTGGAGGAAAGCAGGAAAGGGGAATGGGAAACCAGAGAAGCGCAACAGCCGAAAAAGAGGACGAAGGAAGAAGTCATTGCAGCGTTGAGGGGTGAGTAAATGGACATATCACGACTGAGCGAATCGGCCCAGCGGCAGATTTTAGCAAAGATAGGCCAGCAGAAGCAGACTAAGTACCGAAACGAAAAAGCCACCCGCCGGATGCCAAACGGCACGATCAGGACGTTTGACAGCCAGAAAGAAGCGCGGCGGTATGACGAACTGGTTTTGTTGCTCAAGGCTGGGGAAATATCCGATTTGCGTTTGCAACAGACATTCACCTTGCAGGAGGGCTATATTTCGGCCTCAGGAGACGCTGTACGGGCTTTGACGTATAAGGCTGACTTCTATTATACCAAAGGCGGAAAATCGATTGTAGAGGACGTGAAGGGCGTTAAAACCGAAGCGTACAAAATCAAGAAAAAGTTAATGCAGGGAAAAGGCATTACGATCATTGAGGTGTGACATGGAAAAATAACCTTGCGAATCCTGCGGTATTAGAGATGGGTGCGAAAAAAATCGAGGATGCAAGGAGTGGAAGGAATGGATGTTAGGAGCATGGGCAGAAGTAAGAAGAATCTACGCCGCATATCTTAGACAGTGACGGCGTATAACTTGCAGCGCTTGGCAGACATACTCGATGGCATGGAAAAGGAGTGGACGCATGAAAAATGATCTTCTCCGCCGAATAGAGGCGAAATACGCGGCACACTACGCCGCTCTGTACCACGCAAAAATCGGCATGACCCTTCAGATTGCCCAGGATGCGGCCATGATCGCCGCCAATGAGGTCTTGCAGATGGAACCCAAGAGAGCGCCGGATTTTGCAGCGGTAATGCGTGATGTGGTAAACGAGATCGCTGACGTGATGCTGAAGGACCAGAAGGACGATGAGAAATTTGCTTATACTCGGGGCGTGGTGGACCGGCGGCTGAAGAAAATCTGCGGGGAGCACTTTGCCCCCTGGGAGGAACGATATGGGCAAGAATAAGCGCCGGATCGTACTACACGTCACTCCGCAGACGGCGTATAACTTGCAGCGCCTGGCGGACATGGACAAGACCAGCCCCAGCGGGGTGGTGGATAAGCTGGTCAGGGACAGGATGATTGAGTTGAGGAGGTATCGGGATGGATGATGTGAGAGCCGCCCTCCTGGGCGACCACGAGGCGGCGAAGCGGCTTACGGAGGCGGGGGTGCTGGCGCCATGTGCTCACTGTGGAAATGACAACGACTATCGCATTGTTATGTCGTTCAAGAAAGATAAGAAAAAGCGTTTCGGAGAATATTACGATGTTTGCACAATCTACTGCGAGTGCTGCACTGAAACAGTCAGACAAGCGGGGCTGGGGAAGGATGCTGCCGCTAAAAATGCCTCGTTGATGTGGAACACCCGCGCGCCGATTCTGAGCGCGGAGGAGATGGAGATGCTGGAGGGGATGGAATGAAAGACCCTTTAACCCTCTTGCGAGAAGCCTTCGATATTTATGATAGTAAAAAGGCTCCTTGGGAACAAAGAAAAGCATATTTTGAAAAATTGAAAGAGTTTTGTGATTATTCAGAGAAATGGAGAAAAGAACAAGAGAAAACCATTACTAGGCCACATAACAGAGATGCTGGGGAAACCAGGATAGGGACAACTGAATGGGATGTATTTCACGAACTATCAGCGAAACGACTTAAGAAAAACGGAATTCATTTGTGAAAATTATTCCGGGCGGTTCGGTGGAGCGGCGGTTGCCGGATAGATACGGAACAAGGGCCGGCTATTGGAAGAGGCCGAACTAAAATAATGATGCCGCAAAATTAAGAAAGGAGGCCAAGCCATGATGACGCGGGAAGAAGCGATTGAATATGCGGAGTCCAAGAAAATGAGGCTTGAAGCGCTTGTTTATAGCGATGATTGTAAATATGGGAATTATGCTATGTATTCTGGTGAGTTATCGTTCGTAAATGCCGCCCTCACCGCCCTCCGCCCCGTCAGCCGGGAGCGGGTGGAAAAATTTAAGGAATACTTTGACGATCTGTATGGAAAAGGACTGGAGGTCTACGGTTGGCATATGAACGGGGAAGCAAAATCCTTTGACGACTTCTATAAAGACGCTTGTGAATATGCAGGACTATAAACTGATATACGGGGACTGTCTGGATCTTATGGCGGGGATGCCAGATGATTGCGTAGACTTCCTGTTTACTGATCTCCCATACGGCACGACAAACTGCAGATGGGATACGCCCATTGACCTTGACCGATTTTGGCGTGAGGCAAAGCGGGTGGTGCGACCAGGTGGATGTAAGGCTCTGTTTGCACAAACCCCTTTTGACAAAATTTTGGGATGCAGCAATCTGAAAGAACTTCGCTATGAATGGATATGGGAAAAAACCCAGGCAACCGGACACTTGAACGCTAAGAAGATGCCGATGAAATCCCACGAAAATATCCTTATCTTCTATGATAGGATGCCAACCTATAATCCGCAGATTACTCATGGGCATACCAGAAAGGTTTCGACGCTGGAACACAAGAGAAACTGCCGGACGGGGGAAGCATACCACAACTACCGTCCTACCGGCTATGACAGTACAGATCGTTATCCAAGGGATGTACTTAAGGGCCCAACAGACAAGCAAAAGTCCTGCCTTCATCCAACACAGAAGCCTGTATGGCTATGTGAGCAATTTATACTTACATACACAAATGCAGGTGACACCGTTCTTGACTGCTGTATGGGAAGTGGATCTATCGGAGTTGCCTGTTTGAAAAACAGAAGAAGATATATCGGAATGGAAAACGACAAAGACATATTTGAAATCGCAAGGAAACGATTGGAGGTATTGTGCTATGATTAGCCGGGAGCAGGTGGAGAAGTCGTGGGTGGGCTGTGAGTATTGCGAAAAGCACAAAATCAACCTTGTGCGAATTGAAATGAATTACAACGATTCTCCAGGAAGTCCCAAACGATTGAATCCTACCAGAGTTCCGAAGTTTTGCCCCATGTGCGGTCGCCCGTTGACGGACGAGGCCGTGGAGATGGTGATGGAGAGATTGGAGGCGCTATATGGAAAAGCAGATTGATATATGCTCAATGTGTCTATTTGGTGTAAAAAACTACGTATCTGTTATTGGCACCGTCCCATGGTGTTGCGAAAAACATTGGCACTGCAAGCCTGGAAGTCTTGCAAACGACTATATGCCAAAGCGGGAGGCGCTGAACGATGTTTAACACCGACTTTGATTGGCTTGGTGCTTACTCAAAACAGATACACGATGTGCTGACATCGGCTCACAATCATGGATATGCAGAGGGTTTTGACAGAGCCAAACGGGAATACGGCGAAAGCCGAGGCATTGCGCACTGTCACAGAGCAACGCAAGAGGAAGTTGAAATGCACGGGGTTGAACTGTGGGGATGGTGCGATTGCGGGAAACCTATCGAGGGCCGCTGGGTCGGGATGGCTAATTTCTGCCCGTGGTGCGGAAAAGTGATGGAGTGGGGGGAAAAGCATGAAAATCGAGATTGAGATTTCCGATGATGAGCTGCGGGAACACATCCTGACAGCCGCAGGAAAAGCGCTGTTTGCAGACTGGTCAGTAGACCGGAATTTATACAAGCGCACGATTGCCGATTGTGTGCGGGAGGTTATCTACAAAGACAAAGACGCGATCGTCAAGCAGATCGTGGCACAGGCAAGCAGGGAGTGCGGGAACAAGGCTGCACAGAAGATTGTGAGGGCCGCGCTGCTGGGAGACCACGAGGCGGCGAAGCGGCTGACGGATGCGGGGGTGCTGCTGCCGTGTGGTCACTGCAAGGGAAAGGCGGTTTTGGTAGAAGGAAAAGTGCGAGCGCTAGGAAAATACAGAGTAGTGTGCTGTGAGTGCTTTTGCGCCACAATGTGGTGTTCATTAAAAGAGGACGCTATTGGGAGATGGAACACCCGCGCGCCGATTCTGAGCGAAAGCGAATTGAAGAAATTGGAGGAAAACACATGAAAAAGATTCCGACTCTGTTCGAGCGTGAATACGCAAATCACAAAGTTGTTGGTATTAAGCCGATTGTCACTCCTGGAATGGATTGGGTTTTGAACGGTGACGGCTATGCAACAGTGAAGATTGACGGCTCTTGCTGCGCTGTATTTGGTGGGACTTTGTTTCGCCGCTATGATGCTAAGAAGGGAAAGAAGCCACCGGAGGGTGCTATCCCTTGCCAGCCTTCCCCTGACCCGGTTACCGGGCATTGGCCACACTGGGTAGAATGCAGGGAGGAAAACCCAGCAGATAAGTGGTATCTGGAAGCATACCACAACACCGCAGATTTGCTGGTTGACGGAACCTATGAAGCCATCGGGCCGCACTTCCAGGGGAATCCGTACTACTTGGATAAAGACGTTTTAGACCGGCATGGTCGGATGGTAATTGATGTTGAACGGTCATTTGATGGTATTCGGGAATATCTTCGTACTCACAACATGGAGGGCATTGTGTTTTGGAAGGACGGAGAACCGAGATGCAAAATCAAGAGGAGTGATTTCGGATTCCCTTGGCCGGATAGCGCGGAGGAGATGGAGATGCTGGAGGGGATGGAATGATAGAGCGCATATTTTTGATTGTTGCCTGTCATCTGATGGGGGACTATTTCCTACAATCAAATTTTTTAGCAACGACTAAGGGAGAAAACTGGTACCATCTTTTCGTTCATTGTTTCTTGTATACAATTCCGTTTTACATTGCTTTTGGATGGTGCTGGCAATTAGCGTTAATTGGAATATTGCATTTTCCGATTGACGCGATGAAAGCAAGGTGGAGGAAAACAAACTATGTACAAGACCAAATTTCGCACTATATTTTGGCCGCAAGTTATTTGCTGTAAGGAGGCTCAGCCATGACGCGAGAGGAAACTATTGAATTGAAAGCCGCTGTAGGTAGGCTTATGTATTCGGACAACAAGGACATTCGGGATTATAACGTACTGATTGATTTTATAGAATCCGCCCTCCGCCCCGTCAGCCGGGAGCAGGTGGAGAAGGTGTGGGGAGTTGGAGCGTGGGAGACGGTGGCAGATGAAGGGTTTGTAGACACGATGGGTCGCCAAGTTTTCCACCTGCATTGTCCAGTGTGCGACTTTTTCTGGAGGGAAACCGGGCACAAGAAGTATTTCAGGTTTTGTCCCTCATGCGGCGCTCCCATGACGGACGAGGCCGTGCAGATGGTGATGGAGAGAATGGAGGCGATTGAATGAAATTGGACAAAGTTGCAAGCTCTCAAAATGACGAGTTCTATACTCCGTCTTACGCAATATCCCCTATTCTGAAATATATTCCAAGCGGGAGTGTGGTGTGGTGTCCGTTCGACCAAGAAAAATCCCTATTTGTGTCAGAACTACGCAAACACGGTTGTGAGGCGATTCATACGCACATAGCAGACGGACAAGATTTCTTTGAAACAGATATTCCAAAGTGTGACTACATCATAAGCAACCCGCCTTACTCTGTAAAGGGGGAAGTGCTCCAGAGGCTGTTTCAAATCGGTAAGCCATTTGCCATGCTGGTAGGTGTGGTAGGTCTCTTTGAAAGCCAAGAGCGTTTTGAAATGTTTCGCAACAACACTTTTGAAATTATGTACCTAAACCGCCGTGTGGCCTACTTCAAGGACTATGACGAACAAAAACCATCGCTCCATCCGCCATTTAGTAGCGTGTATGTATGCCACCACATACTCCCAGAGCGCATTGTGTTTGAGGAAATTAAGAAGTGCGGATAAATTGAGGTGCTGAAAGATGGCTGATATTTGCGACACATGCGCTTTCGAGGACGCCTGCCCGAGTGCGCATTTTAACAAGACAGAATCAAGTATCTGCGCGTTTTACATAAGTATGCGCAGGGATAAGTCGGACGGGACATATTGGGAGGAGGCGCTGAAAGATGGAAGTACGCCCGATTGACGCAAACGAGCTGTATCGAATTGAAAAGCTGCTTGATACAGATATTGTAAGGCAAGACAAAGTAGCGCTCAATTTGTTGGAACAAGTGCTCTATGACATCCAACATGTGCCCGCCCTCACCCAGCCGAACGAGTGGATATCGGTGGAGGATAGACTTCCAGAGGACGAGGCACGACAATACATCGAGGACGAACTGGATGGAATCGGCTACTTGTATCCCTGCCTGCTGACCTACAAAAGCCCAAATACAGAGCGAATCCATGTGGTCAGATTCTACTACGACATTATCCAAAAGTGGTTTGTGAATAACGTGGAGGAGCTTTGCGAAAAAGGTAGGTGCATCGCTTGGATGCCGTTACCTGCACCGTATGACCGCCGCCCGCCGGAGGGAGAGGAGGACACCAATGCTTGAGTGCTATGAATTTGAGGAGTGCGAATACAACGGACAGCCAAAGTGCTACCTGCCTGATGGCATGGAGTGCCCGCATGGAGTGAAGGCCCATAAACCAACCAACGCCGACCGCATCCGGGCCATGAGCGACGAGGAATTGTCCGAATTTATCAGCCGCATAGAAATTGGAGATTTTGGACAGCAGGTTTATGGAAAAACATTTTGCGATATGTGTAAGGGCCAATACGAATGCGATGATTGCAGATTGTGGTGGCTCCAGCAGCCAGCGGAGGAGGACACCTGATGCTCGAAGTTATGGAGTTCATATTTCAAGATTTCTGGCACTGGCTCGGGACTGCTATCCTACTATATGCTATAAGCCCGAAAATCACCATAAATAGGGGGAGTTCCTGATGGACATCGAGAAGCTGATTGAGCAGTTGAACGACTTCAACGAAAACCACATTGCTGTCCTTTGCGGGAGCGGACAATGTGCTTGCGGATACTTGTGCGATAAAGACGACTGCATTGTGGTGAGAGCCGCCACCGCCCTCTCCACGCTCCAGGCCGAAAACGAGAAGCTTCGGGCCGAGTTGGATCGGGTGAAGGCCGCACTACGGAGGGAGCAGGATGAGCAGACTAAGCCTTGACCAATTAACACAAGCACACTTAGACCAGCTCTACGATGCGCTGGACGCACTAGGCGATATGGTGCTCCAGTTTGGATATGAAACAACATTTAGGAGAGGAAAAGCTCTATGTGACGGAGGTCTGTCTGCTCTGGAGTCTGCTTTTTCAGCACTAATGTGTTGTGGGTGCAAGGTAAATAGTAACGGAACGATTTCTGTCAAGGAATTGCTGGAGTTTATGAGGGGGATAGAAGGATGACTGAGTACATCGAGAGGGCGGCTGTTTGTAAAGCCTGCAAAGCATCCGGGAGTGTGTGTACTGGACGAGACTGTGAAATTCCTTATGTTCCCGCCGCCGACGTGGCCCCGGTGCGGCACGGGAGATGGCATCTTGCAGAGGATGCGGTTTTCCGATGCTCTGAATGTGGGCGTATTTGTTATGAACTCGATGCGCCATATTGTTACTGCGGCGCTCTGATGCGGGAGGTAGGAAATGGCGAGAAATAAATATGGCGGAGTAAACGATATGCCGGCAGGGTGGCTGGCGAACAATAGGAGGAGCAGTTATGGGAAAAGAGAATGATTTTCGCCCGAGAATTTGTGAGGTGCTGGGGGTTGAACCAGAAGAACCGTTTGAAATCAAAGGAAATGGAATCGGACGATTTCGCGTTAACAGATATGGCCAATTTCAGGCTGAAGTGCACAATAATTGCTGGGGTGTCTCTACTTTGGAATGTCTCAATAATCTCATAAATCATCCAGAAAACATCATCTGCAAGCCCCGTTTCACCCAGCAGGATGTGGAGGATGCGAAAGCTGTAAAGCGAGTATTTGGAAGAGATGGGACAGTCAAACGGCTCAACAAGGCAATAACGGACCCATACAGCAATCTTACTTTCGACAATCTGTATATCAACGAGAGTATGTTCCCTTGCATCTTTGAAGGACAGGAGTACACCCTTGACGAGATCATCGGAGGTGCGGAATGAAAATCAAACTTGACCCCATGGCATGGATACCGGAGCGCGCCCACGACACAGACGCCGGACTGGACCTGAAATCCCCTATCAATATCACTGTCCCGGCCAGGGGCAGCGCCACCATTGACACCGGCGTACATATCCAGCTGCCGCCCGGGACCGCAGGGATGCTCAAAAGCAAGTCCGGTCTGAACGTCAAACACGGGATCACCAGCGAGGGGGTAATCGACGAGGGATATACCGGATCCATCGTCGTCAAGCTCTACAACCACACCTTTGACGATTACCAGGTGAGTATCGGGGACAAGATTTCCCAGCTGGTGGTCGTTCCGGTCCTCACCCCGGATCTGGAGTTTGTGGACGAACTGGACGGCGGCAAACGGGGAAACAACGGTTTTGGAAGTACCGGGAGGTGACGTCATGAAACGCAGCGGCTACCTTCAGCGTGTCCAGAACGACGTCAACCGCCAGCTTGCCGAATCCCGCTCCGTCCACACGCAAATGTGCTTAGATGCCGCCATGATCGCCGCAAACGAAGTGTTCAACATGGGACCATCCAGGGCACCTGCTTTCTTGGCAGCCTTCTCTCAGGCCCTGGTTGAAATTGCGGAAATGACAGTCAGCGACACACCGGACATGGAGTACACAAAGACAAAGCTGGACCAACGGATCAAACAGATCTGCGGGGACAATTTCCAGCCATGGGAGGAGAGATACAAATGAATGAATTTCCCGAACGTCTTCGGCGACTGAGGGAAAGAAACAGGTTAAGCCGGTACAGGCTATCTGAATTATGTGGTATTGGACCTGATTCGATCAGGCGATATGAGCTTGGAGAAAGAAAGCCTGGGGCGGATGCCTTAGAGGCGATCGCTGATTATTTTGAAGTATCTACAGATTTCTTGCTTGGAAGGACAGACTATCCATGCTTAGTCAAACCTTTATCGTCTCATAAAAAAATTTGAAAATTCCTCTTTTTGGAGGAATTACGGCCGGAATATGTGCGAGAATGAGAGTGGACGGGAGCAATCTCCCTCCACTCTCGTCCCTTCATTGGCGGACTTCATCCATTTTCCCTCCTGTCGCCGTGGCCCCGAGGCGACGAAGAATATCGGGGCGTAATTTATGGAGCCTCCAGAGACAGGCAAAGGGCGACCGTGGCTATACGCACACAATATGCATCCGCCTCCCCGGTGCAACTCCGGGGCGCTCCACACATGCCGCACGAGCGCATCAGCCCACACATCCGGGCCGGAGTGTCGCGCCCTCCATGCGGAAAAGCCGGTAGTCATAGTACCGGGTAAAAAAGCGGAGGCAGCTATGACCTGCTCCGGCGCTATCCCGCTGAAAACTGCCCGTTGTGTCCCAGTGGAGAAATGATCTCCCGCACATAGCCGTAAAGGATAGGGCGTGACAATCTAAGCGGGAAAGCGCACATATGAGCGGTGGCGGAAAAGGTAGACGCAAGTGGTCCAGGCATACGGACCCCGCAGCGTGTGCGCACACCACGCGGGCAAGATGCTATGTATGGTGCAAATCCATACCCGCTCTCATCGGCCCGTGGGCAAAGCCGTCAACCCACAAGATACCCGGTTACCCCGGGTATATGCCAGCAACCGGCGCATGAGCCGGAAGATGGTACGAGTATTTTTGGTTGAGTAGGTGGTGACATGGCCGTATGTTCACATACAAATGCAAGCGATGGCGGGACTTAGCAGCCCGAGCTATGCGGAGAGATGGATACAAATGTCAACTGTCCGCGAGATACGGCAGGAGCGTGGAGGCGGAAATGGTGCACCACATCTATCCCGTAGACCAGTACCCGGAGTATGGGTACTGCCTATGGAATCTGATCAGTCTGAGCAAGGCGGCACACAACCAGCTGCATGATCGTGAGACAGGGGAGCTGACGGCTGCAGGCTTGGCGCTTATGAGGCGGACAAAGAGACCGGAGGGAAAAGGAGCATGAGCTGTCAATACAGAGACAAATGCCCTTCGGCCACTGGATGGTGTGAACGGAATCAAATTGATTATAGCCAGTGCATCCCCTTTTTACTGAGCGCCTACGAACACGCTAAAGGGCCAATGGTACTATATGAGTGTGACCGGCGGGCCTGCAGCAGATGCAGTTATCCAGATTGCCAGCACACCGCTGATATTTCCCACGCAAAGAATTTTCATGTGTGCGGCAAAAAGATTTTCGTTGAGGGGGAGATCGGAGAATGATAATGTGCCCTCGCTGCGGGTCTGTGCTTGAGATGAGCGAGAACCGCAGGAACAAAATTATCAAGACGATAAACTCCCGAGAAGTCAGGTGCCCTCGTTGTTTCAATGGTCAGTGGGCTGCAATCTACCGCGACCATGCAATAACAGATAGAGAGTTAGCAGAGGCGTTTGCGGTGATGCGGGAGGATTAAGCCATAATGAAAACAATCGTTAAGCCGGGGAAACCGATATACAGAGATGTTCTTATCAGCGGACGTTTTGAATGCCGAAACTGCGGATGCAATTTTTTGGCGGAAAAAGAGGATATGGAGTTTGAGAGCCTCTATAGTTCTGGAGACGTATTGAAAATTCCCTATTCCTCTTGTCCCAACTGCGGAGAAGTGTGTGGGATGCTGTGTGGGAACTACCAAAAAGAACTTGTGAGGGCAAACGATGATGGATGACGCAAATGAAGTTTATTTAATGCTTTTAGGCTGGAGGCCATGCGCGTACCACGGAGGAAGGTTTTTGCATGGGGGCGAGTGGGAGCCCGGAAAGTGGTATGAGTTTATGGCAAGGGATGGAA